AAGGCGACGATGCAAATCGCTCTCTATTCTGAGTGTGTCTGCGGCAGCGGTAAGAAGTTCAAGTTCTGTTGCAAGACTAAGAAGGTCGTTGAACCGGTTAAGGCTCCGACACTGGCTGAACTATTCTCACCCCGCGTAAAGAAAGCGCAGGCAACCGCCAATGTTGGTTGAAACCAGAAAGCAAACGACGAGGATGATTTCGTTTCGTGCAGACGACGAAATGTTCTTCGCGTTGAAAGCACTGTCCCAAATGAGCGGTGTTGACAGCAGCACGCTCGGACGAGTGGCTGTTGCTTCTCTAATTGAGAAGGCACGTAAGCTTGAACAGCCGATCACATGGGACGATATCAAGCGTGTCTTAAATGCAGAACTGGCGAACGACTAACTTTCCGACGTTAGAAATCACAACCAACATCGCCCCGAAGGGGTGCGTGGTGGATTGTGCTTTCTGTCCGCAGCGCACTCTGGAAAAGGCTTACGCGGGAGATACCATTCTCTCGCTGAGTAACTTCATGGCTCTGATCGACAAGGTGCCGAAGGAAGTTCGCATCACGTTTGCGGGATTCACCGAACCGTTCCTGAACAAGAAGTGTACCGACATGGTGCTGTATGCACACGAAACCGGTCATCCTGTTTCCGTGTTCACTACCGCAGTCGGTATGAAACCAGAAGACGTATACCGACTCAAGGACATTCCTTTTGCCGGTGAGCCGAATGGTGGCTTCTGTCTACATCTGCCGGATCAAGAGCGTGTTGCCAAGCACCCGATCAATCTGAACTACATTGCGACCATCGAAGCGTTTCATGCTGTTCACAAACAGATCAAGAATTTCTACACAATGGCAATGAGTCTTCCGGTTCATAGCAGCATTGCACACCTGTTTCCAACGGCACACTTGCCGCAATTCTGGAATCGCGCAGGGAACCTGAATCGTGAAGCAGCAAGCAAACCGAATAGTGTCATGATGCGCGTGATGCAAGCCGGGACAGTAGACAAGCCACAGACATGCGGCTGTGTCGAAGGATTGTACCACAACGTCCTGTTGCCAAACGGCAGGGTTTCGTTGTGCTGCATGGACTATTCGTTGGACTACATCATTGGCAATTTGTCTGAACAAAGTTACGACGATGTGGTTCCAGAGTATCAGCAGACTTTCGATCTATGTAAGTCTTGCGAAAATAGAGTTGACCCAATTTAGAGGAGAATGAAGATGACGATCAAAGCAGTAAAGCTGATTAGTGGTGAAGAGTTGGTTGGTGAAGTTCTACATGAGCATGAGGATTACGTCTGTCTCAAGAACGTAATGCTAATCCTGATTCAGCGTGATGCGCAAGGCAATCTCGGCATCGGCTTCGTTCCGTTCGCACCGTATCTCGGTAAGGACGCAAGCTTCGACTTCCCTATCTCTAAGACTACTTTCGTGAAAGAAGTTGACACGCAGATGGCGAACCAGTATAATAGTATCTTCGGTGGCATCGTTACGCCTCCTAAGAGCCTAATTCTTGGCTAATGGTGATCCTTGGACTTCTACACGAATGTACGTCAGTACGGCAGAAACATACTCTATCGCGGTGTTGAGAACGGCAAGAAGGTCTCTCGTCGCGTAGAGTATCGTCCTACTCTGTTTGTTCCTTCGAAGAAGAAGTCCAAATACAAGACTCTCGCGGGTGACTACGTAGAGCCTATCAAGCCGGGAAACATCAACGACGCGCGTGAGTTCCTGCAACGCTATGATGGTGTGGAGACCTTCCCCATCTACGGCAACAATCGCTACGAGTACACCTTCATTGCTGATCATAATCCAGAGGAAATCCTTTGGGATCAGAAGTACATCACAATCGCGTACCTCGATATCGAAGTCTCGTCTGCGAACGGGTTCCCCGAACCGCGCGAGGCTACGGAAGAAGTCACCGCAATCACGATCCTGATCGACGGTAAGTTCACCACCTTCAGCTGTGGTGACTACGTGGCGCATCGTGAAGACGTAACCTACTACAAGTGCAAAGACGAAATCGACCTTCTACGCAAGTTCATTGCTCACTGGTCGCAGAACTATCCTGATATCGTCACCGGTTGGAACGTCAAGTTCTTCGACCTTACGTATCTAATCAACCGCATGATGCGGGTTCTAGACGACGGTGAAGCTAACAGGCTTTCGCCGTGGAAGAAACTGCGTGCGAAAGAAACGACCATCATGGACCGCGAGCAGCAGTCCTATGAGATTTACGGCATCGCGATTCTCGACTATCAAGACCTCTACAAGAAGTATTCGAAGAACCCTTCGCAGGAATCCTACAAGTTGGGATTCATCACTTCTATTGAGTTGGACGAAACGAAGACCGACATTGACGACTACGACAACTTACACCACCTCTACACGACCAACTATCAGTTGTATGTGGAATACAACATCCGCGACACTGAACTGGTCTGGAAGTTGGAAACCCACGGAAAGGACTGTAACCGGCTGATCGAACTCGCACTCACACTCGCCTACGACAACAAGTGCAACTACGAAGACGTATATCAGCAGGTTCGCATGTGGGACGCTATCATCTTCAATCATTTGAAGAAGAAGAACATCGTCATGCCTCTAATGAAGCAAGGCAAGAAAGATGCTCAGTATGCCGGTGCGCACGTAAAGCCACCAGTGCCGGGAATGTACAATTGGGTTGTGTCGTTCGACTTGAACTCCCTATACCCGCACTTGATCATGCAATACAACCTGTCGCCAGAGACTCTAATCAAGACCTCTGAGTACACGGACGAAATGCGTGCGTTGCGCCCAACCCTCAGTGTGGATGCTCTTCTGAACAAGGAACCTGACCTCGACTTCCTGAAAGGAACGGGTGTGACGGTCACTTCGAATCAGCAGTTCTTCTCGACTACGAAGCGCGGTTTCCTCGCGGAAATCATGGACGACATGTACAAGGGTCGCGTGGTCTACAAGAAGAAAGCACTCGACGCCAAGAAAAAGCTTGAGGCGGCAAAGGAAGACCCAAACCAATATGCCTACCTCCAACGAGAAGTCGCACGGTACAACAACCTGCAAATGGCGAAGAAGGTTTCGCTCAACTCCGCGTATGGAGCAATCGGCAACCAATACTTCCGGTTCTTCGATATCCGTATTGCCGAAGCGATTACGCTCGGTGGTCAGCTATCCTACAAGTGGATCGAGCAGCACATCAACGGCTATCTGAATGCCCTGTTGAAGACCGAAGGCGTGGACTACGTAATCGCAGGCGACACCGACTCCATGTATCTCAACCTTGAGGGGTTAGTCAACAAGGTCTATGGCGCGGATGGTAAGGTGACGGCATCGAAGCAGAAGATCATCGAATTCCTAGACAGGGTTTGCGAGGACAAGATTCAGCCGTTCATCGACAAGTCCTATCAGGAACTCGCAGACTACACGCACGCCTACGAGCAGAAGATGCAGATGAAGCGCGAATCGCTCTGCGACCGTGCCATTTGGGTCGCTAAGAAGCGTTACATTCTCAACGTCTACGACGAAGAAGGTGTGAAGTTCAAGGAACCGAAAGTCAAGACCGTGGGACTGGAAACCAACCGGTCTACAACCCCGGCTGTCGTTCGCAAGAAAATGCGTGAGTGCATCAAGATCGTTCTGAACGAAGACAATGCTGCGGCAATCAAGTTCATCGACCGGTTCCGCGAAGAGTTCAAGGGCTACCCGATTGAGGATATCTCTTCCCCTTCTGGCGTGAACGGTATCACTAAGAACACCAACGAAGTGACGATGTTCAATAGCGGTACACCAATGCACTGTAAGGGTGCGATCCTGTACAACCACATTCTGAAAGAGAAGGGTCTGACTAAGAGATACCCTCTGATTCAGGACGGCGAAAAGATCAAGTTCATCCTTCTAAAGAAGCCTAACCCTTATCACAATAATACCATCGCATTCATGAACCGTCTGCCGAAGGAATTCGAATTAGAGGAATACCTAGATTACAACGGGCAATTCGAACGCACGTTCATCGACCCGATGAAGGGAATTCTAAGTCATATTGGTTGGGAAGTCGAACACCGATCTACCCTTGAATCGTTCTTTACTTAACGGATGGAATGTGCTACAATGGAACAGCATGACAGCAATCCTGTGTTTCAGGACGAGAACGGCAAGTGGTGGTTTCACAACGAAACGTGGTCTGATAAGTACGGACCTTACGAAACCAAAAACGAAGTCGCTCGCGCACTTTGGACTTACTGCGTATACGAATTAGGAATATCGAAAGAGGAAATGAACGAATATGAGCCTGCTAGACAAAATTAAGAAGAACTCAAGCATCAAGGAGACCGCCATCCTTTCGAAGTCTAAGTTCTTCGAAGACAAAGACCTAATTCACATTGGCATCCCGGCGTTGGACATTGCCAACTCTGGCGACATTGACGGTGGCTTCGCTCCCGGTCATACCATGTGGGCAGGACCGTCCAAGAATTTCAAGACAGGATTCACCCTGATCATGGCTCGCGCCTATCAGCAGAAGTACCCTGACGGCGTGATCCTGTTCTACGACTCCGAATTCGGTTCGCCGCAAGCCTACTTCAAGTCTTTCGGTATCGACATGGATCGTGTGGTTCACACTCCCGTCACTGACGTAGAGCAGTTGAAGTTCGATATCATGAAGCAGTTGGACGGCATCGTGCGCGGGGATCGTGTCATGATCGTCATTGACTCTATCGGCAACCTCGCTTCCAAGAAGGAAGTCGAAGATGCGCTAGAGGGCAAGAGCGTAGCCGATATGACTCGCGCGAAGGGCATCAAGTCCCTGTTCCGCATGGTCACACCGCACCTGAATCTGAAAGACATTCCGATGGTTACGATCAACCATACGTACAAGACACTGGAACTCTATTCCAAGGACGTTGTGGGCGGCGGCACCGGATCGTACTACTCAGCCGACAATATCTTCATCCTCGGTAGGCAGCAGGAGAAGAACAAGACCACCAACGAAATCGAAGGCTACACTTTCGTCATCAACGTGGAGAAGTCCCGGTACGTGCGCGAGAAGTCGAAGATTCCATTCCTCGTAACCTTTGACGGCGGCATCAACAAGTTTGCCGGTCTGCTTGAGATTGCACAGGAAACTGGGCATGTGGTCAAGGTCAAGGTCGGTAACTCCAATGGTTACTCGCGAGTCAACATCGACACTGGTGAAATCGAGGACAAGAAGTGGAAGGAAGTGGACACCGACGACGAAGCCTTTTGGGGCGACCTGTTGAAGTCTAAGTCTTTCAAGGATGCTGTCCGCGCTAAATATCAGTTTGCGTCGGAATTCAAGCACACAGAGGAACCAACAGATGCCTAACATCACCGAACTGAAAACCAGATTAGAATTCTGGTGGGCAAAGCAAACCGTCAAAGACGGCAGAGACTTCGACCTTCTGATAGATGATGTAGGCACTCTGATCACTGTTCTTAGTGGCAGATTCAAAGGAACGCAGTTCCGATTCAGCCCTCTCACAGTCCGAGAAGACGACGAAGCAATGGTTGACTTCTCGACGCATGTGGTGTACTACCCAAAGGGCGTAGACCTATCCAACCCGAAGTTCGTGAAGTTGACGACCAACATCCTGCGAATCCTTCTATCGGAAGCAATCCGCAACACAACCCCGCAGCCGCCACCAGTCGATTTTGGTAGCTACGAAGACGAATACTATGAGGAACTGACCGATGCGAACCGAAACACTGATACTAGCGAACCTACTCAAGAACGAGGAGTTCATGAGAAGGACGCTGCCGTTCCTGAAAAGCGAGTATCTAAGCGAAAGTCCGGAGCGAAAACTGTTCGACCAGATCAATCAGTACATCCTAAAGTACAACAGCCTGCCAAGCCAAAGCGCACTGGCACTCGGACTCCAAGAGCGAAAAGACCTAAATGAGAGTGAATACAAGGCTATCGGTAAGATTCTAACAGACCTTACCGAAGTCGAACTCAAGAAGGAAGACAATCAATGGTTACTCGACACTACTGAAACGTGGTGTCAGGAAAAGGCACTCTTCAATGCGATCATGGAATCGGTACAAATCATCGACGGCACGGACACTACCCATGGTAAAGGTGCTATTCCTACTCTGTTGTCTAATGCTCTTGGGGTTAGTTTTGATCCCAACGTTGGTCATGACTATCTTGATATGTCTACTGATAGATATCATTTCTATCATCGGATCGAAAAGAGAATCCCCTTCGACCTGAGTTACTTCAACAAGATCACCAGTGGTGGTCTGTGTCGTAAGACTCTGAACATCATCCTCGCCGGTACCGGCGTGGGTAAGTCCCTTGCTATGTGTCACTTTGCCGCAGCCGCAATGACGCAGCAATTCAACGTCCTCTACATCACGATGGAAATGGCAGAAGAGCGCATTGCAGAACGCATCGACGCGAACCTGCTAGACCTTTCCATGGATGACCTCAAGGTGCTGTCGGAAGACATGTACCTCAAGCGCATGGAAACCTTGAAGCAGAAGGTGAAAGGTAGACTGATCATCAAGGAATACCCAACCGCTTCGGCTAACCCGTCGCACTTCCGCGCACTCCTACAGGAACTCAAGCTCAAGCGCAAGTTCAAACCTGATATCATCTTCATCGACTACCTGAACATCTGTGCGTCAGCCCGTATCAAACCGGGAAGCAACATCAACTCGTACACCTACATCAAGGCTATCGCAGAAGAACTGCGCGGTCTGGCGGTGGAATTCGATGTGCCGATTATGTCCGCGACTCAGACAACCCGCTCCGGATTCTCGTCCTCCGATCCCGGTCTGGAAGATACCTCAGAATCCTTCGGTTTGCCTGCTACGGCTGACCTCATGTTCGCCCTGATTGCGACCGAGGAACTGGACGCTCAGAATCAGATCATGGTCAAGCAGTTGAAGAACCGCTACAACGATCCTACGCTAAATAAGAGATTCACTGTGGGTATTGACAGATCGAAGATGCGTCTGTACGATCTAAGCACAACGCAGCAAGTCCAGTTGGTCGATAACGGTCAGCACTCACAGCCCAAGGTCAACAAATTCGGCGGGATTAAGGTCTAATGGGTAACAACACAGATGTACAGGAGTCAACACAGGCGTTATTCTGTGCAGTAGCGGATTACCTTGGTGTCGAAGAATCTAAGAAAGCATTCGACACCAAGGAACACCCAACCTTTGACAGCCTACTTGAGAACTACAAGCCGAAGGGTACTAAACCCATCGGCTTGCTGTTTGAGGAAACATACAAAGAACAGTTGAACGTGAAAATCTCATACGACGCAATTGAGAGGTTTTTGCGAAGCAATAAAATCTGGTATCGTTCATCGTGTGTTATTGCTCTTGGGGTGATCGAACAAGTAAGCACTATTCGGCAGACATATACAAAAATCAAAAAGGTCAAGTGGCAGGACTTGTTCTACGTTCATGGTGATAAGCACATCATGAAAAAGATCGAGACCCTATACCACCGCTCCAACACCGAGTTGAGAACTAATGAGAATAAGGAAGACAAACCATTCAAGAACATCAACAAGTGGAATCCTGCTGATATCTACTTTGCTTCCATAGAAGCCGATAAGCAAATCACAAAGGCTGTTGCTGATAAAAAGGGGGTTGCAAACTTCATAGATTTGAACAAACTAATCTCCAATTTGATCTTCTCTGGTGATCTAATACCCCTATCGTTGAAGAAAGGTGTAGATAACATCAAGGTTGAGAAGGTCAATTTCAGTAAGAAAGCGGACTCAGAAAGAATAGCGGGATACCACTACACCCGTGTTAAAGAAGCAAAAGACCCCAAAGATTCTATGAACTACGTTGAAGTCAGTATTGGAGAAACTACATCCAAACTTCTATTCAGGTTCAGTGCTGACTATGGAAGAGGTAGTGGTCAATACAAAGTGGCTATCAAGTTGGGTGCGGCTTTTGGTGGTAGCGTCGGCGGCAAATCCATGATAAAGGTCATCGAGAAAGCCGACCCCAAGCTTGCAGCAAAGCTAGAGAAGATTTATACACCGGGAATGGAAAAATTCAACGCAGACAAGAAAGATATTATGAAGATCAAGTCTGTAAAGAGTAGGGAAGTTCAGTTGAAAGGTTTGATCAAGGATGCCGTAGCCAACCCCATGAATGAAACCCTCTTGAA